ATAAGGATGAGTTCCTGTCTAGCCACGCCACCAAGTACAGCATCAAAAGTATTATTAAGGCCCAAATAAACACGTTCTTTCTCCAATTCATCAGGATGCCTAAATAACATCATGTCTGCCATAGTAAACACTTTTTCACTAGTATGTGTTTTTTCTTCAACAGTCATTGCTATTGTGGCTAAGTTTTCTTTTATCTCATTAGTATCATATAGTGGCAGTTTATCTATAAATTTGTCTAGTAGTTTTACGGTTTCGTTTTGTGTGTATTGATCTATTAGTGCATCTAGTGCTACTTCAGCACTAACCTCAGGCACATCTGCTAAGCGAAGAGTGGCTAAAGTTTTTGACGCCGGACCCTCCCTTAGTGTTAGTGTTAGATCATCAAAACTTGGTACACTATGGTATTTTTCATAGTGTCTGTTTATGGCACTGTAAAGGGAAGAGTAGGCAGCGTCTAAGAATACTAACTTTAGCTTAGCCCAGATTTCTAGGTTTTGCTCAGTTAGTAATTTATGTAGAACGACTGCGCTTGTATCCAAGATTATGCTACCTTTGATTCGTTATCGACTATTACTTGGTCTATAATCTCTGTTATTTTGTAAAGTACGTGTTCACGTAGCTTTTTAATTTCTTGTTGATATGTATTATCTCGGTCGAACAGCAAACTTAATTGTTCGTGTGTAATCAATTGTTGTAAGCCAAAATAGATATGGTCATAGGCCATTGTAGATTCTGGCATTACTTCTACTTGTGCTGATCGGCCATAATTGTGTAATGCTTGCTTTACAACTTCTTCTACCGTGTAACTTTCGTTATCATGGTATGTAATTGTAACTTTCATTATTTGGCCCCTAAAAGCAGAAAAGGCTGGGAGCCTGTTAAAACTCCCAGCCTTGGTTGTTATAGCTAATTAGGCTGCTTGACGTGCTTCAGCTTTAGCTTTTTTAGCTGCACCATCATAATCGGCAACTTTAATGCCACGACGGGTAAGCAGCGTACGAAGACCACGCTCAGTTTTGTCAACTGCTGCAGCAATCTCTGCTACAGTCATAGCGTGAATTTTATCACCAAGTGCAGTTACAGGGTCAACGCTCTCTTTAGCATGACTTGTTTTCTGTGCAGGAATCTTGGCAATTTGACCCTTGCGCGTAAGGCTAAGAGCTTTACCACGAACACTAGAAACAGTCTTGTTAAGAGCACTAGCAATATCTTCGATAAATGCACCACGCTCTGCCATGCTAATAAACTTGGTCTCTTCAGCATCAGTATAAGTACGAGCAACTTCTACTTTTTCAGCAGGTTTAACACTGCCGGTAAGCTCAAGAGCTAAAAGTTTACCTTGAATCTGCTTGGGTGTAAATTTGCCGTTCATAAAATGTTCAGCAATTTGCTTGTAGGTATACTCACCAGTATTATTCACTACAAACTCAGCAAGCTCAGCACCTTCGTCTTCGGTAAAGGCACTGGTTTTCTCTTTAGCCATGCTAGCAACTTCAACTTCTAGTTGACGGAGCTTGCTGGCAACGCTACGAGGAGTAAAGTCGTCTCCAAGAGCATGAGCAGCACTTTCTACAGCGGCTGCACTAACGGGACGCTGCCCGCCAATTAAACTCATTAATTTGTTAACTGTTTCATCAGACCATTTTTTAGCTTTTTCAGTCATTTATTGTCTCTTTAATAAAAGTATCTAAATTTGTGATAATTTTTATGCCGAGGCTTTCGGCTTTTTTACGTTTGGCACTACCTTTATCTTCTTCATCAACTAAATAATCCGTAGTTTTAGTTACAGTTTCGCTAATACGAAATCCGTGATCTGTTAGTTGCTTGTAGGCTTCGGCTTTGGTTTTATAAGAAGATAATTTGCCTGTAACGCATACTACTGGGCCAGCGGTATTTGTTGCAGACATTTCACTGCGAAAAGAGAACGGTAAAAATTCTCTAATTTCTTTGAAGTCAAGTTCAAGCCAGCCTAGGAGATTTTGTGTTACTTTATCTCCAAGTCCAGCCTGCTTACAAGTTTCTAGGTTAATTTCATCAATATTATTGACTATACTGCTAATTTTAGCACTTGCTGTATTGCCTACCAGTGGAATACTAAAACTTGCTAGTACTTGATGTAGCGGGGCACTACGACTCTTGTCAATTTCTGACAATAATTTTTCTGCTGTTTTTACACTACCTAGTAGGCCACTAACTTCATCAAGCTCTAGGTAGTATAACTCGGTAATATCTGCTAGCCCTAATTTCTCAATTGTTTTAGCGCCCATACCCTTGATGTTCATAGTTTTGCAAAAGTGTTCTACACGCTTACTCAACTGAGCATCACAAGCCTGGTTGCGACAAAACAACTGATCGTTAACCAGTTCTAGTTTGTAGTTGCAACAGGGACAATGTGTGGGTATTTCAATCTTCATGTGTATTAATTAACCTAAGATATTATTATACAGTATTAACCAGTGTGTTACAAGCTAAAATTTTTGTTGCCTTTACAGTAGAAATTTAGGCATCAACTTTGTGCAAGATACAAGGTATAATTTCGCCGGCCCTAGCAACTGCCACTGTATCGCCAATCTGTAGGTCTAGGGCTTCTATAAACCCAGGATTATTGAGTGTGGCTCGGCTTACTAGTGCATCGCCGATCTTAACAGGTTCTAGTATAGCAGTTGGTGTTACTTTGCCGGTTTTGCCTACATTCCATTCTACGCCTAGTAATTTAGTTTCTACATGAGCAGCACGTTCTTTACGAGCATATGCGCCACGAGGATGTTTGCTAGTATATCCTAACTGTTCAAACTGATGATTGTTATTTAGTCTAACAACAATGCCGTCACTAGGATAAATCTTGGCAAGTTCAGGTTCTAGTACAGTGTTAAATCCTAGTTGCTTAAGCACACGCATATCACCAGACCAAGTTGGGTCTAGGTTTGGTGTTATTTGATAGGCAAAGAATTCAATTGCTCTGGTTTTGAACTCGTCTAGGTCTTTTAAGTTTAAGCTACCTGCTGCATAGTTGCGGCTATTTTCCACATGTAGTGGAGCTACAATCTCGCCAGTAACTTGTACAGTTACATTACCAAGATTAATTCTTAGTGGCACTAGGTTACCATGCTCGTACATTTTATCTGTGATAATTTGGCCTTCAACACCATCACCACGGGTAAGTGCTTGTACTAAGATACCGTCTACGTATAACAGGCTAATAGCTGCACCGTCTAGTTTGATACTGGTAGTAACGTCTAGGCCTGCTAGTGGATCACTTTTACCCTCATCTTCATAAAACTTTTGCAGGCTGTACATGCGGTGTGTATGCTTGGCTTTGTTGCCGTGTACTGCTGCACCAACTTTGTTATAGCCGCAACCCTCTGCTAGCATGTCAAACATGTAATCTGGAATAGTGGGCATACCTTGATAGTAGGCCTCACTTGCTTTGTCTAATAGTTTATGTAATTTATTCATAAATAATATTATAGCAGTTTAGGGTATATAGTTCAAGTTACTTTTTATACTGGTGTCCAGCCTTTAGTAGAATCAGCCCGTCCATTAAGCACTAATGACACCTTAGAGGGGCTTAAATTGTACTTTTCACAAAAGTTATTAACTCCTACGTCTGTAAGATCATAAATTATGCCATCAGGTGCTCTTAATTTATTAAAAGGTCGTTTCGTACTATTTGTACGAATTCGTCTATTTTTCTTATTTTCTATTAATTTATTATACAATTCTGGAGCCGCTTCTTTCATCCATTTATGACCTTCTCCAGATGAAATATGCGATATAATAGATTTAGATAAATTAGTCATTTCTGCAATTTGCGCGCCAGTTAAATTAGTTGTTACTAATAATTTTAATGCTTCTAGGTAATTCTTATTACTACTTGTAGCTCTAGCATTTAATTCTCCAGGTGAAATATTTCCTGCTTCTCCTCCTGGGGAGGTATTAAATCCATTATTATAAGAATCAAACTCCTGAATATAAAATTTTTCTAATTTATATATTTCGTGTTCCGCACATTCTACAAGAATATCAAAAGTTGGCTCGCCATATGTATTATAGGCTTCTTGTAGTTTCTTTGCTGATTGATTCCTTCTCATATTCCATAAATGAGCATATAGCCTAGTTTCCAGTGTAATTGATTTTCCTATATATACTTTATTAGTATTATTAAATGATAAACAGTAAATTCCTATTGTCATATTTATACTCTCCTATGTTTACTTATATTTTAACATAGGTACATATCTTTATCAAGAGGAATTTTTATTCCCTCTCAATAATTTTTTTATAATATGTCAATATAATTTGTTCACCCTCAGCTTTACTACAAATGTCTAATAAGCCATCTAATAAATTATATATATTTTCTATACTAGCCGGTATACTAACGCCTTCTCTGGAAGCATGCCACTCTCCACTATAATTAAGAAAATACTTGCGTAGTTGTATGTAGGTAACCTCTCTAAAGTCATTTACTACTAGTCTAACCTGAAAACCTTTTTCTAGGTTTTCTTCGATTAAGCGTTCGTAGAGTATGTTACTGTCCACTAGCGCCTACCACAAATACTTACAATATCACTGGCTGTATAGTTACTACGCATACCAGTTTCAATGCAGGCCTGTTTATTAGCTTCTGCAACTGTTAGTGGTACTACAACCATAAAAAATAAAAACACAAATACAATAGCAGCTATGGCAAAGTATTCTTTAACTATTTCACTCACACTTGCACTCCAAGTTCACGGATTTGTTGTAAGCTGGCCAGTTCATAGTATGGTTGCCAGCAGTATTGACGCCACTTGTCGTCCATTAACCACATGTGGTAAATATGCCCATGTTTAGGGTCGAGTTTTTCACTATATATCTTAGCCAGTGAAGCATATCTAGCACTCCACACTACCTCGCCTACTTCAAATTTGTCACGAGCAGCACCATCTGGAATAAGCTGTGGGTTAAAGTAAGTTTGACCAGGCACACGTAACGGAACACTGTATTCTTCTAATACTTGCTTGACTATTGTTACGCCACGATAGGTACTTTTAGTAATAGCGTCAATAGTGCTACCAGTAAGATATTCTTGTATAATAAATATCTTCTCATCCTTAGTAACAGCTTTACCACGAAGTTTAGCGCGCTGCTCAGCTGTTCTACGTTGACGTTCTTTAAACTGCTCTAGGATTGTGCCAAGTCTAGTAGTGTTGTATGCCATGCCAAGCATTTGGCAAGCATCTTTTTTAGTTATAGGCTTTTTGCCCTCTTCTGTAGGTTCTAGCAATCTAATAACGCGACTAAGATTGCTGTCAGTCATACGCTCTTCTTCAAGCTCAGTTTTACGTTTTCTTGCCACACGATTCTCCAGAAGTTAAAGGCGGCACTAGGCCGCCAAGATTAAGCTGCTTTTAACACACTAGCGAAATAAACTGCAGCTTTGCCGGTAAGTTTGCCAAGGATGTCGTCGTCAATAGGACCTCCCTTAGCTTCAATGGCCGCTTTGAGCGCAGCAATCGAATCTTCTTTTGAGACTCGTTTACTACCTTCGCCTGACGCAGTTTTAGTTGTCTTAGTTGAACTGGCACTGGCGTCTTTTTTAACATATACTCCAGCTTGTACAAGCACCATGCGTACGCCGTTCGGTGACATTTCAATTTCCTCGGCGATATCCTTGATGATTTCAGTTGAACTTTCAGGAGTTGGACCTGCTTGTTCATACATTTCAATAACTTTAGCTTTGAGTTCATCTGTCCACTGTGATTGAGTTGCCATATTTGTCCTTAATGAATGTTGTTGTGATTTGATTTTAAGTTGCCGGTTTTTACTAATTCTAGTTCTAATACTTTATTGTAGGTAGCTTCATAGCTAAGTGC